CGTATATGAGTCATTAAACATGGTAATGCTCTTTATATAGAACATTTATACCCTGTAAAAAGTATGTAATGCTTGCGCAATAAGTATGCAAAAGGTATACTGCGTATATCAACCATGAGGACATAAAATGAGTAATATTTCACTAAGACTGAAAAAAGCATATTTAAAGTTTTTACGGTTTCGCTGCAACAGACATTGGAATAGTGCTAGGGAGTTACACGCCAAAGCTATTGGTCTGGGATTAGAGATTAGAACTCTTGAAGGAAGCACCGGAAGATTAAACTAATGGTACCGCACCTGCCAAAACATTGGACAGCCGGCATTCTTAAAGAGGAAGAATGGGTTGGGGAGTTCCATGCTACTCCGCAAGAATTGCTGGTCTGGTGCGAAGAGGAGTATCAAGATGAAGCTGTTGTGAGCTTGGTACTTAACTTATGTGATGCACAACAGGTATACGAGGAATGGTGGGAGAAAATTAAGAAATGACAACTTATTACGATGTACACCCGTTAGCAAACATTGTTGCTATGGCGGGGGAAAGGGAACAAGCCGCATTAACACAAGACATATTGCGCAATGGACAAAACGAGCCGGCTGTACTGTGGCGCGGAAAAATCGTCGACGGGCGCTGCCGGCAACTTGCATGTACAACGTTAGGCATACCGTTAGAAACCAGAACCTTAGAAGACGGACTGACTGAAACAGAAGTTGCAAAAGTTGTTAAAAGCTTGAACACACGCCGCAACTTGACGGAAACGCAAAAGATCGTTAGTGCTTACCTGGAGCAGCTACGAACCGGACAAACAAACGGACAAGTTGCGCAAGAGTGGGCCATTGCAGTGCGCAGTTTGCAAAACTTTAAATACGTTGCAACCCACAGACCAGAACTAGTGGAGCCCCTGTTTAATGGAGACAGCGTGAAGATTATTGATCCGGACAAAGGTTACCCCGTAACAACTAATAAAGTTAATACGTTAGCCCGTATTGTTAAGTGCGAGCAAGAAAATGGTAAAGTCCAGGTAGTAAAAGAAAGTGAGCTGGATGCTATACAATATAGTATAACCGGTGTTATCAATACAGAGATTGGAAGAGCAGAACACAAAGACTTAGTGGCTGCGTTTAAACATACCAAAAGTAAGGAACAAATGTTTAGTGCTATGGCTGCTGAATTAATGAATTATAAATATCAGCTGACAAGCTAACCATAAAGTTGTTATTCTGGTTAAATAAATTTTTATGATATACTCCGAAACTTAACTAATATAACTGGGGGTATAATAAATGGATAGCCTAGAAGAACATTTAAAAAAGACAAATGGTAACCTTACATATGAGGAAATTTTAGAAATTTTAGAGGCAGAAAGTTTTGAGGATCATACCAATCCTTATAAGCCTTTAAATTTCCACGATGATGATGAAGGTTGTTAAAGATAGTCTAAGTATTGAAGAAGACCTTGGCATATTATACGTAGTATATTTTGAGCTGGAGGGTAAGCCGTTAGTAAAAATCGGCGTGACTACTAGACCTATAGAAGAACGCGTGGCGGAAATACTAACAAGTATTTTTAAAAAATATAGAGAGTTTCCATATTGCAGGCCTAAAAGATTTCGTAAAACGGGAAACGTTTATGAAAAAGAAGCACAGCTGCATGAATACTTTAAATCGTACAGTTACTCTCCAGACAAAAAATTTAGTGGCTCAACAGAATTTTTTGATATACCTTTGGAAGAGGTAGTACCTGTCTACGAAAACCTATTAAAGGGAAAAGATATTTTTTATGAGAGTAGACAAATCCAAGATACGAACTCCGGATGAAGAGTATCAGTATCTTTGGGATCAAATAAGAAACGGTGGAGACTTTTTTTCTTGGGAAGTCCACCCTAACGTTTTACGCGCTTGGAACATGCGGCGAGACCGTTTATATAAAAAATTAAAAGCGTTAGTTGACTCTGCAGAATTTAAAGAATATAATCCCTGGTACAAATAGATGGCATTATTTGTGTTCCTTGTATGTCTCAAATAAAAATAAACTCTCCTCCTTGTGTTAAATTAGCCCCTTGCTTAGGGGCTATTTTTTTGTTATACTTTTGAAAAACGTACATCCCTATACATACAACGGAGCCTATATGGGTGAATTACTAACACTTGAAGATGTAAAAAAAGCAATTCCAAAAAAGAAAAACTATATTACGCAAGAAGCTGTTGACATTATTAACCAATCTTTAGACGATCCTGAATTTCAAGGTGAGTCGTTAATTCAAACAGCAGCTACGTATGAATCTGTTTTGCGCGGCGCCAGAGCATCTGTACCCGAGTATTTAAACGCTATTCGGTTCTGTGCGTACATGACTACAAACAATTCTAATTATACGGAAGCTTACAAAAAAGTATTTGCTGATCGTGAGTTTGTAAAAGAACGAGTTAATTTACCAACAACAGATCCAAAGTATGGAGAGCTTACTAGTGCTGCTTCTCGATATCGTCGCACTAAACTAGTGACAGATATTCTTACGGCAAGCCAAGTACCTCTTGACTTAATATTTACAGGGCATCGCTACAAAGCAATTGGTGTTCTTGCCGATGTTATGGAAAATGGCAAGTATGACCGTGATAAAATTAACGCTGCCAAAGAATTGCTTGCTGCTACTAAAGGTCCAGAAAATATGAAAATTGAGCTGGATGTAGGTGTTTCAGAGTCTAGTGCGGTACAGCAACTAAATGATCAATTGGCAGAAATTGCTGCTCGTTCTATTAAACACCTTGAAACAGGTTCTACAAATCTTAATGAGCTTGGCGCAATGAAAGTAATCGATGATGATATTATTGAAGGAGAGTTTAGTGAGCACCCAGCGCGTTACTAGGGTAAAAAGAATAGATAGTATTTATGGAACAAACGGTATTCCAGAAACTACTAACCTTTTTATTCCCGAAGATGGTACAATCAAAATTGGGGATTTTACTATTACTGCAAAAGAGTTAGTTCTATTTTTAAAAGCCGCAGGCACATTAGCTAAAAAAGAACATCCTGAGGAATTTATATGACAGAAGCGTATGTTCCAAGCGCTGAAGCAGTAAAGTTTATTGCTTTTATTAGAGCAGCTAATGTAGAAGATAACGCTAATGCTGAAATTCATTATCGACTAGCTGACAAATACTTTGGCGAAGATAAGCAAATATTAATTGAAGCTTTCCGTGGTAGTGCTAAATCTACTATGATGGAATGGCTTGTGTTGTACATTGCTGCTATGGGCAATTTACATAACTTCGGTAAAGTTCAGTTTATTGCTTTTATTGGCGACTCTATGGAAAATGGTACTAAAAACTTTTTTCGTAACGTAGCCGGTAAGATTGACAGATCAGAATTGCTTAAGCAATTGATTACTATTAAACGTAAAACAGACTCAGAAATGGAGTTAGTAAATGCAGATGGTATCGAACTTAATCTCAAGGGGTACGGAGCAAGTACAAACATTCGTGGTGTCCGCTACAAAGGCGCTCGTCCTGACATTGTTATTCTCGATGACATTACTACTAACGATGCTATCAACTCTGAAACCATCCAAAATACCATCAATAACAACTTTTACAAATCAGTTATACCTGCGTTGCATCCAACCAGGTACAAGATTTTCTTTATTGGTACACCAATATCTGAACGAGATATCATTCATCAGCTTAGTGATAATCCGAAATGGGTAGTACATAAATTTCCTATTGCAGAAAAATTTCCTTGTGATGAACAAGAGTTTGTAGGGAACTGGTCAGATCGTTTCCCATATTCTGCAGTATCAGAAAAATATGAAATGTACAAAGCTGCAGGTAAAGCTCAAGATTTTTACCAAGAATTTATGTTGGAAATTACCGACTTAACCACCTTGCTTGTGGATGAAGAAGACATTCAATGGTTTGATCCTTCTATAATCAGTAAAAACAAAGCTAATTATAATTTTTATATTTCCACAGACTTTGCTACCAGCACAAAAAAATCTGCCGATTTTAGTACAATCGGAGTATGGGCTGTCTCCAGTAACAATGATTGGCTATTGGTAGATGGGCAATGTATACGTCAAACCATGCAGGAGAACATAGATGACTTATTTAGATATGTTAAAAAATGGCAACCTTTAAGCGTAGGCATAGAAAGCTCCGGGCAGCAAGGCGGCTTTATTTCCATTATGCAAGAAATGATGATGAAAAGAAACACGTGGTTCACGTTTGCGAAGAAACCAGGAAGCAAGGATGTGGGGATTCGCCCGATAAAGGACAAAGTACATAGATTTGTTACAGGTGTGCAGCCTAAATTTAAACAAAATAAAATTTGGCTGCCAAAACCTGAAATCGCAAAATTGACTAGTCCTCGTTTAGTAACTTTAGTAGAAGAGATGCAACACGAACTTAGCCGCTTAACATTAGCGGGGGGCGTTAAATCTTTAACGCATGACGATGCAATTGACTTATTAAATCAGTTATCGGAAATGGATATATACACTCCATCAGACGTTTCAGACTTTGCGACTACGCACGTAGATGAAGATGGAACTATTTGGGAGGGTATGTGGAACGATAGCGATGAAGAAGTTATCGGCAGAAGTACGGTGTTTTAGTTGACTGGTTTATCATAAGGGTTTATAATACCTAGTATTATTTTGTCATAATTTAGGCTGGCTGTAGCTTATAAGCTACAAACTACAACGTTGCACTGTTAAGCAGCACAAGGATTACTAGATGATACTTCAAGATATTGTAAATGCAGCTAAATTTAGTGAGCTTAGCAGTACTGCTGTAAAGGATAATACAAGCGCTATTATTACCTTTTTAAATTTAGGTTTGCTAGAGCTTTATAAAAGGTTTCCACTTAAAACTTCGGAAGTCACCTATGCCGTAGGCGAAACTACTGCGTCATATTCTTTACCTTCTAATTTTATGTACCCATTAGCGGTATACGGTGAAGATATTTATGGCAATATTGACATTGAAGAAAAAATTGCTATTAACGAAGACTCTGATGAAAAAGCAGTATTTTTTCCTAACCACAAGCAAGTACAAGTACCTTCAGAAATTAGGGGTGATAGAGTTTCTATAATTTACGTAGCAAAACCAGAAACCTATACCGAAGATGACCTAGAAGCAGAAGTAGATTTACCAGAAACTTTAATAGAAGCTTTACTTCACTATATTGGGTACAAGGCCCACTTAGGAATTCGAAGTGATGGTCAAACAGAAAATAATGCTCACTTTATACGTTTTGATGCAAGTTGCAGAAAGGCTAGAGAGCTAGGGGTAGCGTACTCTACTGATTCTTACAAAATGCCTGACAGACTTACATATAGAGGATTTGCATAATGGCTTTACTACCTACCGGTTCGGTATATTCAGATACAGATGCTCTTAGAGAGTTTGGTCAAACTGTAAAATTGGTTAAGGGAGATCAAGGCGGTGAACTTCAGCTTACGCTAAAAGATAGTAATACGGCTGCTGAAGGACAAACTCTTGATGAAGATGACTCTAGTACTTGGGCTCCTCTAGACCTTACGGGTTCTACTGCTCTTTTAAAACTAAGAGCAGAAGGGTCGTCAACTGTAAAAACTAGTGTGCCAATGTATCATATGGGGCCCCCAACAGAAGGTAAGTTATTTTTACAGTGGCCCCAAGCAGCTTTAGACACTGCAGGTAATTTTACGGGAGAGCTGGAGCTTACGTATTCTTCAGGCCGAGTTTTAACTGTTTATAAAGAATTGCGTTTTCAGATCCGTGAGGATTACTAATGTCTATAAAGGTAGTAGTAAAACACGCGGCTGCTAAAGTTGCAAAAGTTTTACAACAAACTCCTGAAGCATTTGTACAAAGCTCAGCTAGAGAAATTGCAGACTTAATTTATGAGAATATAGATTTTTCTAGGATTGCAAATGTAAGTCCTGAAAACGTAATTCAAAATGAATTACTGCCTATTGCAGATGAATTTTTAGTAGCTGTCACTAAATCATTCGCTGACAATACGTCGGTAGAAGAACATCTTATATTTGCGTTAGAAAAACTATTTAACGATACAATAACTGCTTCTGAAAGTTTAGCCTTTAGTTTAGCTCAATACCAAGAACACGTAAATACTGTACTTGATAGAGTATCTGCCGCTCTTATTAAAACTGCCAGTGAAACCGTTAGCACTAGTGATGACTCTACTCTTACTTTAGGCAAAAGATTTTCTGAATTTCCAGCAGCTATTGATAATGTTGCCTTAAGCTCACTATTCTCTCGTCATTTTTATGACTATGTTTCTATTGATGATTTTGCAGGTATAGATAAGTACTACAATGGTACTAAGCACAATATAAGTTTTGTTTCTGACTTTTCTTCATTTACTTACAGTAAACCTTTTAACGATAGTTTTATTTCTACTGATTATGTAGAAACTTTCTATACAAAAAATAAATTTGATGAAGTTACTTCTACCGACAGTTTTGATTACTCTTTAAGCAAATCTTTTGACGATCTTGCACAAGCAACGGACTTCTTTAAATTTGAAGAACTTAGAACTGTAAAAAGAGATAATACATTTACAAACGACGATCATAATGTTATACTAAACAAAGTCTACCACGATACAACAGTACCAGTAGATAGTGTTGCTTTAGCATATACTGCGTCGTTTGATGATTTAGTTTCTACTACTGATTATAGCGATTATACATTTGTTAAAGATCTGGGCGATACTACTGCTATTGTAGATGCTTTTGGTATTAGCTATAATAAACGTGAAACTAATGACACCTATAACATTGACGATTCTTTTGTTATAGATGTTACAAAGAATCCTGCAAATGATGTTACTGCTGATGATAGCATTAGGGTAACATACATTGCTGGAGCAAACGCTATGTTTAACGTAGCACAATTTAACCAAAGCACTTTCGGCTAAAGGAGAAAACCAATGCTTACTGATAAGCTATCTCTCACAGGTGCACTGACTATCTCCAAAAATGGCGAAGTCGTGCAAAAAATTAATAACTTAGTAGTTACTGCGGGTAAACAACTAGTAGCAGCAAATCTTCAAGGTGGTACTGTTAACCCTATTAACTATATGGCACTAGGTACAGGTACAACGGACTCACAAGCTGACCCGACTGATACTGCGCTAGAAACTGAAATTGATCGTAATGCTCTTACTACTGCAGGCGGTACTGTTAACGGAGCGGTAGTTACTTACGAAGCTACTTGGGTTCCTGGTGACGGCACCGGCGCTATTACAGAAGCTGGTTTGTTTACAACAGAAACTGATGGCACAATGCTTGCAAGGACGATTTTCCCAGTCGTAAATAAAGGGGCGGACGATACAATTACCGTCGTATGGGACGTCACCATTTCCTAAGTAAGAGGCTACTATGGCAATTAAGTTTAGCAACAACGCTAGGACGCTAATTGCGTCCAGTGTTGCATCTACGGATACAACAATTACTGTTGAAGATGCCTCGGTATTTCCAACATTAGCGGAAGGCGATGTTCTATATTTAACTATTGCCAATGTAGCCAACAACGTAACGGAAATTGTTAAGTGTACGTCAATCACTGACAATACACTTACGGTTACTAGGGGCGCAGAAGATACAACTTCACGAAACTGGACTACTGATGATAACGTATCTTCTCGCCTCACTACCGAATTACTAGAAACTATTACATCACGTGAGTATTTAGGATTACAAACTGATGATGATGTAACGTTTAATAGTATTACCCTAGGCGGAGGTGATACCGGCGAGGGCAAGCTTGTATGGAATAATACCGACAACACTGTTGATATAGAGTATAACGGCGTAACTTTACAAGTAGGTCAAGAGCAGCATTTTTACGGTAAAGCCGTAGGCAATATCGCTGATGGCGAAGTTGTTATGTTTGCTGGTGCTCAAGGCGATCACCTATTAATGACTAAAGCTGATGCCAGTGTAGAAGGTTTTAGAGAAGAGTGGGTTATCGGTGTAGCTACTCAAGACTTTGTAAATAACGAGTACGGTTATGTAACTACTTTTGGTGCTGTACGAAATCTTGATACTACTGCATTTAGTGAAGGTGATTTACTTTATTTTGACGTTACTACTGCAGGTGCTCTTACTAATGTAGAACCTGCTAAACCTAATCACACAGTACTTGTTGCAGCTGCAACTCGTATCCACAGCACCGAAGGAACAATCTTTGTACGACCCAGTTTCCGTTCAATGCTTAATGAATTGCACAACGTTGACGTAGACGATGCTACTAACAACGATGTGATTGCCTACAATTCAACTAGCGGTAACTGGGAAAACACTAAAGACCTAGGTTTAAATACTGTAAGTTTAACCCCTGCTGACAATGTTACTCACACCGAGGGTAAAATGTACTACAATAGTGAGTACAAAACCCTTACGGTATTTAGTGATATTTCTGACGTATCTTTACAGGTGGGTTTGGAAGACTGGATTCGTGTTTATAACAACACCGGATCAGTTATTGAAATTGGTACACCTGTATATTCTCTTGGTTCTATGGGCGAAGCTTTAAGTGTAGCTCCTGCTAATGCAACTAGTGAAGCTGCTTCTCAAGTTATGGGTATTGCTACTCATGATATTGCAGTAGGTGGTTATGGTTTTATTACAGAGCGTGGTCTTGTATCAGGTATTGACACTTCTCAGTTAACTGCTGGTGAGCGTGTTCACTTATCTCCTACTGGTGCTTTGCAAGTCGCAGCCCCTACTTATCCATATTTTCCTGTAGACATTGGTACCTGTGTAGTATCTGACAATACGAATGGCTACCTGTATGTTAATATTATTGAACATACTATGGAGCAATTCCGTGTAACAGGCAACACACACTTTGGGGGTAACTTAACAGTTGAGGGTGACCTAGTCGTACAAGGTACTCAAACTATTACCAATGAAGCAAATTTGTCTATTTCCGATTCGTTTATTTACCTAAACTCAGGTGATACAATCGGTGATGCTGGAACCACATTCTCTGGTACTGGTTTGGATGACGCATACTTTACTGGTCATTATGAAGGAACCACCACAACAACATATTATGTTCGTATTGATGGCGTTGGTACTGGTACTGGTGGCGTAGATACTTTCGAATGGTCAAAAGATAACTTTTCTACAACTGAAGCAACAGGAATAGATCTTACTACTGCTGGGGTTGCGTTAGACAATAATATTAAGATCTTATTCAATGCTGCCACAGGTCACACTTCAGGTGATAGTTGGTCTGGCACTGCTGCACCTGTAAATGTTGATACCGGTTGGTTTACAAACTACAACACAGGTACTGAGGGTGTAGGGTACACCCATGCAGGAGTATTTTTAGATACTTCGGATAGTAGTAAATTTAAATTTCTAAAAGAATACAGCCCTGAACCTTCTGGAAACATTGACCTTGAAGATGAATCAGTTGTATTAGGCACAATTGTAGCAGCTTCTTTTGAAGGCTTAGCCACAGATTCCGCTAAACTTAACAACCAATTACCTAGCTATTACTTAAACTACACTAATTTTACTAATACTCCTACTATTGGTAACGGAAGTATTACTGTTGAAGGCAGTGATGGTTTAAGCGGTACGGGTACTTTTGCTCTTAATAATACTTCAGACTCTACGGTAACTCTTAGTAACTCTGATAAAGGATCTTCTCAGAATATCTTTAAAAGTATTTCAGTAAGCGGCCAAACTACAGTAAATGCTGACTCAAACAGTCAAGATGTAGAGTTAGTGGCGGGCGATAATGTAGCGATAACTACAGATGATACTGCAAAACAAATCACTATTGCGTCTTCTTATACAGATACCAATGACTATTTAACAGGCCTTAGTTTTGCAGATGGAACTCTTACGGCTAGCGTAGCTAATCAAAGCGATGTAACTGTTAGTTTAGACGGAAGATATCTTAGAGATAGTGGAGACACAATTACAGGAGATCTTAATTTTGGCGATAGTGTAAAAGCTATTTTTGGTGCAGGTAATGACCTACAGATTTACCATAATGGCTCTTCTAGCCGTATTGAAGATTCAGGAACAGGCAACTTAGAAATAAGAGGCGACAATGTATTTTTAAGATCTTACACTGGCGGCGAAGCTTTTGTGAGAGGATTCACGAATGGACACGTGGATTTATTCTATAACGGCGTTGCCAAACTCGCCACAACCAACACAGGCGTTGACATAACAGGCACGGTGACTACTGATGGAGTGACCGTTGATGGAATTTCTAAAAGCGTAGCTAATGAAGTAACTGCTAATACCGCAACTACTACAATAGATATGACTGCTTCAAACTTTCATGTGGTAAGTATGTCAACGAATACAACCTTTTCTTTATCTAATTTGTCGAGTGCTATAACCTCTTCAGGAACAATAATTATAAAGCAAGATGCTACAGGAGGTAGAAACTTTACTTTACCTAGTGTATGTAAAACTCCTGTTGGTGGCGCAAGTATTGAACAATCTACCGGATCCAATACTACTTCAATTTTAACTTATTTAGTCGTAAGTTCAACAGAGGTGTTAGTCAATTATATTGGTAACTATGCTTAAGGGGTAGGCAATGATTAATATTTTTGGCTTAATAGACGGTATAAAAAAGTGGAGTACGACAGTATCTACTTCTAGAAATACCTCTAGAGCTACAAGTAAGTCTACTACCACAAGTTTTAATACTAGTACTTCTACTACTACTACATGGAATACTAGTCGTAGCACTACTACGACATGGAATACTAGTCGTAGTACAACAACTACATTCAATACTAGTAGTACAACCACTACAAGTTGGAATACAAGCTCAACAACAACAACAACGTTTAATACTAGTAGCACAACTACTACCAGCTGGGTAGCTTCTAAAACTACTAGTAAAGCTACAACTACTTCTTGGACTACAAGCCAAAATACTATTACTACATGGACTACAAGTCATGTAACATCTCAGTCTACAACAACTACTTGGGCCACCAGCAGAAGTACAACAACTTCATGGACTACCAGCCGAAATACAGTTACGGCTTGGACTACTAATAGAGGTACAAGTAAGACTACCACAACTACATGGTCAACTAGTAGAAGTACAACAACAAGTTACTCTGTTTCAAGATCTACTACAACAACTTGGAGCACCAGCAAAAGTACGACCACAAGTTATACAGCTTCACGGTCTACTACTACTACCTGGAGTACTAGTAAAAGTACAACTACGACATTTAATACCAGCAGTAGTACCACCACAACCTGGACTACAAGTTCAACTACAACAACTACTTGGAGTACTTCTTGGGATACTAGTAGAACTACGACTACATCTTGGTCTACATCTAGAGCTACTACCACGAGTTGGACTACCTATTGGAGTACTTCTAGAACTACTGCTTTATCTCCTCTTCGTGTTTATCCTGGATACAGCAATTTTTACAACAGCTGGTCTAGGATATATGGCTCAGATGAGGTAAAAGATACAGATGATATAATTAAAGTTTACTACGAAGGCGTTAAAATCGTAGATTTGGCGGTTGCTACGTATGGAGATGCCACTAGTTATACTGACGGTATATACACTTATTATAGAGATGTTCTTAAATCAGATGATCCGTACTACTTAGACTACGATATTTATCGAGATCAAGCTAGAAGTAGAACTACAAGCTGGAATACTTCTAGAACCACTAGTAGAAGTACTACAACTACTTTTAATACAAGTAAAAATACTACAACGACGTTTAGTACAAGCAAAAACACAAGCTCTACTACCACCACTAGCTGGTCAACAAGTAGATCAACTACTACTACTTGGAGCACATCTAAGAGCACTACGACGACTTTCAACACAAGCAAGGCGACTACAACATCTTGGACTGCTTCAAAAAGTACAACTACAACCTTTAATACGAGTTCTTCTACCACGACTACGTGGACTACAAGCAAATCAACAACTACGACTTTTAATACTAGTTCCAGTACCACTACATCGTGGACAACATATTGGACAACTACTCGAAATACTACAACATCTTGGACAACCAGTAGTTCTACCACAACTACGTTTAATACTAGCTCGTCTACTACGACAAGTTGGACTACGTATTATAATACTTCTAGAACTACAACAACAAGCTGGACAACCAGCGCAAGTACTACTACAATGTTCACAACGAGTTGGACTACTAGCAAAAGCACCACAACTACCTGGTCTACGTCTAGAGCAACCACAACTACGTGGTCTACTTCTAGGACAACTACCACAACGTGGGCGACGTCTAGAGCAACTACTACAACGTTTAGTACAAGTACAAGTACGACAACTACATTTGCCACCACTAAGTCTACCATAACAACTTGGACGACTAGCAGGGCAACTACTACAAGTTGGACTACTACTTTTACTACTACGTTTAATACTCAACGGACTACGGATTTTTACTCATGATGTTTACAGAAGAAAATATTAAAACTCATATTGGAGACGAAATTAAGTATAGAGAAGAGCTATACGATCTACAGGAACTAGAGGACTACTTTATAGCTAAATGTGTAGAATCTGGTATAGATCATTCTCACGACTGTACAGCACATGAAAATACTTACTTTAGTACTTTAAATTATACTACCTATGCAGGGATGTTTATTATGCATCCATTGCAGTTTGATCTGCAGTTATTTCAAATGTATGATGCTAAAGCAGATAGAATTGAAAGTGACGCACACATTAGATTTATAGCATCTAATATCAGTAACGGTAAAACTGGTAAGTACACTTTAGGAAGTGGTGAAGAAATGAATAAACCACAAAAAAGTGGAAGAGCCGTAATGGTTTTACCTGGAAGCAATAAATTTTACGACACGGTCCATCAAGCAAGATTTGAAATGATTTGCAAAAAGTGGGGTAGAGATCTGGTTATTAAACCTCATCCTATTACCCAGAAAAAAATTATCGAAGAAGTAAATAAGTTTAAAAATAAAGCTGTTATGGCAGATCGTTTAGATGATTTGTACACCTTAATAAAAAATGCAAAAAAAGTGTATACTACTCATATTAGTGAAACTGCGCTAACTTCTCTTATTCTAGGTAAAAGTATTGAACCTTTAGAAGCTGGACCTGGAAGATTTGAAGGTTCTTTTTCTCATATTAACCATTTTTGTTTTTCGGAGATTGACCCTTTAAAAACTTTAGGCAGTATTTTTGCGTCTCCAAAATCAGGGGTCGTACATCCCGCTGTTGACACTGACTGGAAACAAAAAATAGATGATTATTTTTCTTATATTTTGGGTCAAAGAGAAAAACAAAAGGGATACTATATTTAGGAGCAATTATGAACAATTATTCGCTAAGACTTATTAAAGTATACAAGTACGGCCAATACCAAGAGTATGAAGATGTTGTAACACAATTTGAATGGTCTATAATTTTTACAGACGGAGTGTCAGAAAGCTCATCGGCTGGCATAACTAGATTGCCTACACCTCCGGAGGGAATTACCCTTAAACCTATAGACGAACTTACCGATGACGACTACTTTGGGTGGATTATGCAAGACATAGGCCCCGAAGGTTGGGCTAGAATACAGCAAATTAATCAGGATCAATGTGCTAAACTAACAAAAGAGCTAGAGTATCAAATTCACTATGATGTTAGTATTGAAGCTGTTCAGTTGTACAATAAGATTTTGGAGATTTAAATGAACGTTACTTATGTGATGATCACGAACCAAAAACGAACTGATGTAGCAAAAAGCATTAAAAACGTAGCAAAAGAACTTGAAGGCAACGACGATTTAGTTGTA